GTGTGCCGCCTCGCCAGCAGGGTCGGCGTCACACGACAGGCACCCGCACCGGCGGACTAGCGCGAGGTGCCCGGCGGCGAGCTCGCGCTTGGGCCGGCGCCCACGCTTGCTCTCGCGCAGCGTTTTGAGCAATGAACCGACTGGCGAGATCGCAGATATGCGGCCGGCGCTCATAGCATCCTCTCAAACAGCATTTTGACCTGCAGCGGGTGCTTGTCGACGCGCGGACGGGACGGCACCGACCACGACCGGCCAGGCGTCTCGCCGATCATGCGCCAGCCAGCAGCTGCGAGCGATGTTCCAGGCTCTGCGGCGAGGATGTACGTTCCGATCCGCTTGAAGCCGAGCGCAAAGGCGGCGCGGGCGCTGGCGCCGTAGAGAAACGAGCAGGCGTTTTTGGTCCCGTCCGTGGCAAGCCGGGTGACCTCGGCCGTAACGCCATCGTCCCGCATCCGAGCCACCGGGCGCCCGATGATGGCAATGCCGACGATGCGGCCTTCATGAGAAGCGCCGATCGAGAAAACATGACCGATAACCGGTTTATGGTGCCGATGGTGTTGCTCTACGAAAGCATTTGCCTCGGCGAGTTCAAGCCGCTCAACACTGAACCGGCTCACGCTCGTTGCTCCTGTAGCGCGTGAGGTCCGTCACACATTTCGATTATCTCCTGCCGGATATCCTCGGGCGTGGTTCCTGGAGGCGCCCACCTATGCGAAATCAGGTGACATGCGTCGTCGAAGAAATGGTTGAACGCCGTCTGATCCATACTCGCGAATGATATCGATCGCGGCACGTAGAATGACTTGCCGCTTTCTTTGTCGATGAACGCATCAAAATGGCCGGTGCCGATCTTGACGGCTATCAATGCAAGATCGACTGTCGGAAAAGCATCGAGCCTCTCGACGCACAGCTTTAGCAATGCGAACAGCAGGCGGTGGTGCCTAGTATTCCTCCGCTGGATCACCTCGCAGCCAACATCGCGGCCGTCCTTCAGCTTGTGCAACAGGTCGGCGCCATCGTCGTCGACCGGCACCAAACACGGGCGCCCGGCAATGTTGGTTTTCCGCAGGATAACTTCGCTCATGGCTCACCCTCCGAGGCCCTGGCGATGGCGGCGCGGGCGATATTAGTTGCCGAGGTAAAGGCTGGGTTGCACTCAGCAACAATTTGATGGAGCGCCGCGAGAAGCTCGGCCTTGGCTGCGCGCAGTTGCAGCACCTCTGCCTCTAGCTGGCGCATGATGATGATCTCGGCGGCCAGTGTCGCGATGCGCTGGTCGCGCTCGTCCAGCGCCACGCGCATGATGTCCATCTCGACGGCCATGTCGGGGCCGGCATCCGGCATTTCATTCTCCTGATGGTCCCCGAGGCTCTGGGGTTCCAGGCGGGGTGCCCTTTTTCCAAAGCCTCGGGGTTGCCGTCCAGACGAGAGCACGGGGCACCGTGTGCCGCCTGAACAACCGGAATGGTGAGGCCCCGGCAGCGGGGGCGACTGGATGCCACCGGAGCCTCGTAGCGGCTTAGGCGTTGAGGTGCCTACGCCGTTTCGCAAATCCCCACAGGGCGAAGCACCCGGCGAGCAGACCCGGCAGGCCGGCGCCGACGACCGGACCCGGCACCGCCGTTGCCGCAACGTCGATGCGGTAGTGCTCGAAGTCGGTGAGGTTGCCGGATGTGACGACTCTGAACGAGTCGATCGTTTCACCGTTGATGGCGCTCAGGGTGAACCCGGACTGTGACGACAGACTTAGCGTGCCGAGAGCAAACGTGAACAGCTTCTGGGTGCCGTTCGCTTCGTCAGCGATCACGAACGCAGTTGCATCTCCGCTGCCCTTCAAAGAAAAGACATCGGTTTGCGTCTGCAACACGTGGAGGCCGGTCGTGTCGAAGACCTGAACTTTCAGGTCGTTGGTATCGGCAATCTTGATATCGTTGCCGTTGGCGCTTCCGGTGAAACCAATGCAGCCGCCCAAGCAACTGAAATCAACGAGCCCTTGATGCTGCCCGTTGAAGCTGCCAACTGCAACATTGGTGACACTGTTGAAGCTGTCGAACACTACGTTGTCGCCGGTGCCGGACAGGTGGTTGTCGATGATAACGTCGGCGAAAGCAGGCGAGGCAAGCGCCGCCAGGAGGGCGGTCGTCGCAAGTAAGCTTTTCATGTTTGTATCCTTGTTCACATGTGAAAGGCTCATTCCCTGCACTCGGTGTTTATTTCATGCGGCCCCCCTTTCGTTTCTCGTTTCCGCCGGTCGATCCAGGTCGCCAGCAGATCGCGCGTGATGTGCGCGTTTTCGTAATGATATCCCCAGGCTCCGGGCCGCGTCGCCTCGACCCATTTGAAATATTCGCGCGATAGCTCGCGCAGCGTCATCTCGGCGAACGGCTTGCATTCGATGATCATGCGGCCTCCCGCAGCGGGTAGAGCCTGCGAAGATCGTCCAGCTTGCGCTCGAGCTCGCCGAGAAAGTCGATCACGTCCTTTTCCAGGGCGGAGATCAATTCATTGTCGCGGTGGATGCGCACGACGAGCAATTGCATGTGCGCCGGCATCCTCGGGTCAAATGAAACCCAATCCGTCCACTGGCGACCCGTGCAGGCCATTTGCCATTGGCACTGAAACCGGTATTTCTGCGGCACAGAGTTAGCGAGCAGATAGTCCAGATGTGTCGCGCTCTGCGGGCACTTTGCTTCGATCAGTCCATCGTCGCCGATCAGTCCGTCTGGACTCGCATGCGTTCCCTCAATGATCGGATGGCGCACTAGTCCGATATCCACGATATCGTTGTCGGTGCGGAAGGAGTAAGCGAGTTTCGCCTCTGGTTCGTTCGCGACGCCCCAGCGCATCGCGTCATTCATGAATGACTCGGCAGGAACGCCGGTCAGTCGTTCAACAATTAGTGTGGCCATCACGTTGGCGCGCGACGACCCCCAGCCGGTTTTCGTCTTGGCGAGAGCTTCGGCGACTTGCGATGCGCCAAGGCTCCCGCACCGGGCCAGCTTCCAAGCCTCAGAGCCCTGAATAAGTTCGATCACGCTTTCGCCCCCTTGGCATTGAGTGCGCTAACCGCCTCGTCGAAACGCTTGGCGGGTATTTCAGCGAGCGACGGCACCTTGAGGTACGCGCAGAACCGCATCTTGTCGGCGCCGACCTCGTCGCAGAGGTGGATCAGCTCGGCGAGTTGCTTGGGCGAGATCGCGCCGCCGTTGCCGGACGCGGCGCCGTCATCGTCCGCGCTTGCCGCGAGCCCGAGCGCCGCCTTGAGCGAATAGCGCTGTAAATATGTGAGCGCCGAACCGAGTGCCTGTATCGCGTTCTTCGAGCCCGACGTGTCGGCGTTGGCACAGAGGGTATTTTCCTCGGCGTGACCTTCTGCATGGAATATGATGCAGGTCACGCTGATGACGTTGTTTTCCGTGTGGGTGCGGAAGCGATAGCCGAGCCCGTGCTTGGACAGGATCGGGTCTACCGCCCGTGCGATCGCAGCCATGTCCTCGTATTTGTACTGCGTGCGGCCGTTGCCGGCATTCATCTCGCGGTTTTTGATGATGACCGGTATCTCGGCTTTCGCCTCGGAGATGGCCGCGTCGAACGCCTTGCGCGCGGTACGCGCCTCCCAGCGTTCTTGCAGGTCCATGATCTTCTCGGCGAGCGCCGTGTTGCCGGCCGCGACCGCCATGGACAGCATGGCCTGTGGCGTGACGGGCGTTGTCACGGGAAGCGGCGTGCTGCCGTTTGCTGGAAGGTTCACGATTTCGGCTTCGGTGGTCGTCATGCGAACAGCCTCAGCAGGATCATGCCGGCGCCGATGAACAGCGAAAGCGCACATATTGCGGCAAAGTCGGAAGCTTCACGATCGAGGCTCATATTCAGTCCTCGACCGGCTCAAGCGAGCGCGCGTATTTGGCAACGCGGGTCACCAGTGACTTGTTGATATCCGAGAGTTCAGCAAAGCGGTCGGCGAGGTCGACCCCGTAATTTTCGTCATAGCGGTCGAGCAGGTTGCAGAGACACTCAATTTCCTCGGCGATCACGGCCGCGTCGTCGGCCGCGCACTGCAGGCAAATGTCTTTCGACATGGTATTCCCCAGGTATACGTCAGCGGGATCAGTTGTTTTCCAGTGGTCGTATGTCACGGTAGTTTCTCCGGTTGTCAGGGTTATTCAGCGGCGCGCAGGCCCTTGGCATATTCCAGCCCGGCATTGGCCTCGACGAAGTCGATCACCGTGTCGGGTGGCATGTCGCTCGGGTCGAGGCGGTTTGCGACCTCGATCGCGATTGCCTCGGTCGCGTCGTCGGCGGTGTGCTCGACCGGGTTGAAGGCGAACACCTTCATGACGCGGTGGACGTTCCCGCTGATGATGTCTTCGATCAGGGCCTCGCGCGAGCAACTGGCTTCGAGCTCGCGCTCGGCGAAGTAGCCGAGATGCTGATGGGCGCAGAGGACCGCGTAGTGGGTGACGTCGCGGGCCGCGATCGCGCGCAGTGCCGCCGGGTGCGACAGATCCTCGGGGTAGTCATTCGGGGTGGGGTCGTTGGGCATGTGGGTGGTGCTCCGTTGGTGTGGGAGCATTTGTACGCCAGATGTACAG